GTCCCCCCAAAGATGAAAACAATTATCAAATACAAAGACTAAGAATCTTTTATAAGTCTAAGGATCCTATTTGCTTTCACATATGTTTTGAAAGACAATAGTGCCACTGGTATTGACTCCGTTTCAATTTCCACAAATTTAGTCCAAAGTGTGTCTTTTGATATGCCAATCCTTGAGCAGTATTCCTCAACCATGAATTCAGAAAACTCATCTAGACACTCTCCAGAGTTTTGTTTGTTATATAACCACTGAAGTTTTCTCAAACAAGTCTCTTTTGCAATCACTGTCGGATCATCTTCAACACAATCCTTATATAGCCAATTCCTGAGCTCTCTCAGCATTTCCGTGTGGTATTTCTTTGGTTCTTCAGAGAAAGATTCAAAGAAATCAGATATATCAAATTCAGCAAAACCCTCATCTTCAAACACTTCTTCAGGTTTCTCAAGCAATTGAGTGAACTCTTTGAAGTCTGACTCATCAGCCTTATAGACATCTTCCATAAATGCGTCAAAATCAAATTCTTCCTTTTCATAATCATCGGATTCAGAGATTCCTCCCTTAGCTGACTCCCTTGACTTGCGTATCAACTTAACAATATCTGACCTTGAGCGAGTCAACAAATTCTCCTGATTATTCAAGATGCTCATATTAAACTTAACTGAATAATTCAGATACACTATGTCATCTGTCTTCAGCTCATACTGACCTTTCTCATTGACCTTTACACTGAACCATCCTTCTCTGATCGGAGTCAATGTGAAAGGAATCCTCTTGAAGTTCAAAACAGGTGTTAAAGCCTTAAAACCTGAAACACACTCCCTAAATGTTGATCCCATTCTATATAAATCACCATGATCTATGTATTGCTTTTCATAGGTTAATTCAGAAATGTCCCAATTAAGTTCTTGACATGCACTCTTCAACACACCAAACAATGTTCTAGTATTCACTTGTTTTACTTGGATGAATTTGTTTCCATTTTCCTCAACAACCATGAGATTGCAACCTCTTCCACTGACACCCATAATTAAATCACCTTGCCACTGATTGTTTATCTTCTTTTGCTTCTGTATGTACCACATCACTAGAATTCCATTCTTCATACAAAAAGAGTGGGCTTCTCTCACATGAAGGCTCCTGAATGCTAACATTGTTAGTGACTTTTCATACTTTCTGGTCATTTTTCCAACAAATGAAGTGTCAGACAACAGCGTTTTCATTAATCTCACATCCTCATCAGTAACTTTGGCCCAACCAAGCTGTTCCAAAACAACCAGGTCAGTGAGCCTAAGCAAATCATGTACTTTGTACCTCACATCGTAACTTTGTTCTAACTGCACTATATGATCATAAGAGCTGGATAATTTTACCATTGAATTAAGTGTATCATTCAAGCTTTTTGTTGTGAAACATGGAGATAGGCATTTCATTGAGGTAGTTTTGTTTCTTTCAAATTTTGACATAAGTTTGGAAATGTAATCAGCTGGTTTCACGTTTGCTTCAGAACAAAACGACAAAAAAGATGGGTAGCTGTCCCATGTGATATTCAACTTTTCCTTGAATTTTTCTGTTTCGAACTCATCTCCCAATCTAATTGACAAGGCTGATAGAAAGTGATTCTTGAATGAGGCTTGCTTGTCAAACTTTCCGCTAACTAGAGCGAAAGTTACTGGTTTCAATCTGTATGTTTTACGAGGTATCATCTTCTTGATCACCGGTTCTGTTATTGTCGCATACACTTCATGGAAAGGAAGCCAATCTTCAACACTACCTTCAGAAACTCTCATTCTCTTCATGTATTCTGAATATGTCACTTTTTCTTCCTCTTCATTAGGTATCCCTTCGGCATTTGCAGGGTGCTCGTCATCCACTCTAACTTCATCACCCATGTTGGTTCTCCACATTTTGCCAGTTCTAAACGCACCAGCCCTACCATAATAAATCGCTTCTGAAGTCCTCTTGAAGGCTAATCTGGCTCCTCTACCCATCAATTTCATGAAAATCTTATACTTAAGTTCCTGTGGAGTGGCTTCATCTCTCATTGTGAATAAGTGGTCAAATGCTAGTTTGTCTTTTAATAGGTCAAAATCAAATCCAACCTTCTTCTTCATCAGCTGGAGTTGACTCACAAATCCTTGTGGGATTCTCAATGGTTCTTTCTTGAAAAAGGAGAGGTAATGGGCAAACTCTTCAGGAGAATCTTCATACTCAATCAAATTCTCAATTTTATTCTCTCCGTAACATAATCCTAAGTTTCTTTTACCTGATGGAGTCTTTGACACACAATAATTATAATATTCAGGTCCAAGTGCAACCGTCAACTCAGGTCTCATCACAGGATAAACTCCAAGATCATATGGATAATCTGATCTCTTACCACCTAGAATGGCTGCTGGATCCGTTGGGCCACCGTCATATGAACCAAATATCATTTCAAGATGACTTGCATTTAGTTCATGAGCGTATTGAATATCATCCAGACATGCTCCATTCTCATACAGTTGTCGTATTCTTGAAAAACTTTCAGCAACAGCATCAGTGAAAGAATCAGTTTTTATTACTGAACAAGCAGCGAGAGAAAATTTAACCAAAGGAGTCAGAGACATCGTGTTCAGCATAAAAGTCGAGTTGAATTCATATACAAAATGTCCAGTAGTTGCTTTCGGAGATAGATCCATCGCATGAAGCTTTCTAGACCACTCGGCACAGAGACAGAGTGCAGTGTATTGTAAACCTGCACTCGCGATGCTAGGATCAATAGCAATTATCTGACCCTTGTCATCTGAACTCAATCTTGTTCTTCTTTCAATGGCCTTTGGATACAGGTTGAGTTTTCGCCATCTCTCAAAAAGGGCCCACTCGAAAGAGTCACAACCTAAAGCAAGTGCAGAGCTGGTGTAATGGAATATACCTTGCCCCATATCTGATGTGAGTGTTATTGAAGTCTTTCCAAACTTCAAGTAATTCTGCTTCAAGATATCCAAGTGGTTCCCATGTTCTTTGTCTGGATACTTATCCCACATCCTCACCAATTCTTTGGGTAGCTCAACCCTTTTATCACAGTGAGACATTATTACAGATTCACAAATTTTTGAACTAAGCGGATCATGTTTTCCTGTCTTAAAGATAGGTAAGAAAATAGTCGGGATAAATTTCTGGCACCATGTTGACATATCATCGGAGTTTTTGATGATCAGCAGATCTTTTTCCCTAGGGAAAGCTTTTAAGACGCTGTCGTGATCCTGCTTCATATACACTTGTTTGTTCTTTCCTTCCGTAAGCATTTCTCTTTCATCCATTTCACAAATTTGTCTTGAAAGTGTTTCAACAAAGTTTATGATTATTCTAGCAATCATGCGTAGAATCAATATTTCACGAGTACCTCCCCATTGGTTCTTCTTGAAAATTTGTATTACTATATCAACAAATCCACCCTTTGTTGTTAATTCAGCTATTAAAACATCTCTGACAGTCAGCATCCCTAGATTTGCTAGCTGTGTAACAAATGCAATACATTTTGATCTCTCACCCAGTGTTTTCCATTGCATTGATTTATCCTTATCTAGCTGGTCTCTTATTTCCCACACTGAGGCTTTGAAAGTTGCAAATTCTGAAAGTGTCCTGTTGAGTAATCTTTTTGCCTTTTCCCCAAATTTCATCTCAATCTTCTCCTGAACAAGACATGCGCCGATTGACACAGCCCTGCGAGAGTGGTAATGTGACTCATGGTTGTCTGATTTGCAATGGCTTAAGTCATCTTCAAAAGTGTGTATTCCCATGATGTGATTTGACTGTTGTTGTGGGTTTCTTCTCTCTAATTCTTCATCCATTTTTAATTTCATCTTATGCATTTTGATCATGATTTTGAATGCATCGTGTGTTTTGTTTTGCCTATTAACATTATAGCAGCAACCAAGATACATCTCATTTATTAAATATGATATTGGAACGGATGATCCTGGAGTGAACAATCTTGGCAATTTTCCTGATATTCCAACTTCAGAATCCATCGTTGTTCGCTTTTCCATCTTTAACATTTTCCTGAGATCTGACATCAAAACTTCAGAGACAAAGTTTCTAACTTTTTGAAGTACATATGATTGAATGATTGAATTGACTCTATCAGGGAATTTTGAAATGACTTGATGTGGTTTTCTATCACCAATTGATTTCATCATTATGTAACGGGTATTCTCGATGGTTTGGCTAGTCAACAACTTATCTTCAAGGAAAATCAGTGCTATGAGCTGAGAAGATTTTGATTCAAATTCATTGATCCTTGCATCCCTGGCTGTGACCCCACCAGTTTTCAATTGTGTTGATATCACTCTATAAGTAAGTCTGAGCCTATCAGCACATCTGCACCAATGAGTCAGCCTTTCTGTATCAACTGAGAGCCATTTTGACTCAAAATGATTTCCAACTGGATACCATTCTTGAGACAACTCACTCTTTATTGAAGGAACTGTGGAAACAATTTTCACGAACATGACATTGCTCTCAGTCCTCAACGGTGGGCCAGGAGCTGCGACAACCCAGATTCCTCTGAAACCTGATGGAAACCATAAAAATTCACCTCCTTTCCTCTTCTTCATCAAATTCATGATCATCTCAATTGATATTCTCTGGTAAAAATCAATGAGTGTTGCAAACATAGTTGTCTCTTCTTCAGGATCTCCTCCAAAATTTTCCAAGAAGTCTTCTAAATGTGTGATGTGCCATTGTTCTAAACCAAGATGAGTAGGTGCTGACCTCTCTTTTTCTTTCTGATCTTTCTTAAGCAATTTTCTTCCTGGACCTTCCATCTGCATTGTTTCCTTTTCAAATGGTGTTATCTGTATATTGTACATCCCTCTCTGTTTTGAGTTGAAATGTGAACCAAATCCACCAGCGAAAAATGGTGTGTCAGTAGTTTCATCAAATCCAAGCCTGTGAAGTGGTTCTGAGGGACAGCCAAGCTGCAATATCTTTTTGATACGTTTATTCGGTTTTGCTGAGAACGGTGCCTCTTCATAACCTTTCTCAAATAAATTCAATTCCTCAGGACACTGTGTAAGCTTTGGGAATCTGTGAATCTTGGAAGGCCCTTCAGACTTCAAATGCTTATCCAATTCTCGAGACATCCTGTCAAGATATTCATCATCATTCATCAGATCCAATCTCATCTGAGGCTGAGGTAGATTCCTGTTCTCGAAGAATTTGTTTAAGTAACTTGATGGTAATGACATCTCAATTTCATCCACATCTTCATCTTTGAAACCTAGCTGAATCAAATGAGTGTCAATTTCCCATAGCCTGAGTAGTAATGTTTTCCTATTCAAATCATCTATCATCTCAGGTGAACCATCCCAAATGAAGTAATCAATTCTCGATCGCACACCAATCTCATTTGCTGCTCGTATTGTCTTTTCATACTTGGCTTGCTTGAGCTTAATCATGAATTCTGTGTTTCTTGATATTGAGACTTCAACGATGTGGATATCTCCGTCAATGTCAGAATAGAGATCTGGAGTTTTCTCTATCCACTCTTCAACTGGGAAGTGTTTTGATAGTAAAGAAACATCATTTGAATAGAATCTTCCTTCACTTGAAATGAACTTTTCCTTAAGACTTTCAGTTAGTGTGTTATGGAATTTTCTTCTGAATACACCATACAACACCTTTCCGCATTTGATCTCCTCTATATCAGGCTCTGAATCGTAATAATTGTTTAACATCTTTGGG